ATCAAGCGAAAAAATAAAAAACAAAGGTATACGAGTCACCTTATCAAGATTCCATTTAAATAAAAATGGATTCTTGATTTGGGTTGAATTTAATACGCCAGTTGCCAACAGCAAGTATGCTGAAGGTACAATGGAATTAAATTTAAGTTTTGATGGCACATTAAATTTCATTACCATGAATGGTAATTTAATTTAAACAACATCCAATCTTCTGATATTATCGCCGTCTCTGTCTATAAATTTATCTTCAAAAACCAAAACTCTCTCATCATCTGAGAATCTTAAGCCCATATTATACGCATCCAAACTTGTTGATCTTCCCTCTCTGGAGGCAATGACCCAACAATAATCATCTTTTCTTACTAATTCTCCATTTTTATTTTCTTGAGTAGTACCAATTTCCAATTTAACGCTATCTGGCAGAAGTATCTCTAGTTGTCCGTACTTTAGAAGATGCTCTACAATAAGAGCCTGAATTTTTCTTTTTTTCATGTTTGGACCCTCGTTAAAGGAAAACGTCAGTATATGACGCTGCGAAGTTATATATTGTTTTTTTATTTGATTGTTAAAATCTTCGCACCAAACTTCATGTTTTGAAAAATTAAAAGAAATCTACATTTTTAGGTTGCATGTATATATACTGGAACCCTTCATACTCGCAAGATTCTGTGTCATATTGATTGGGAATTGGAACTGGTTTTTCAGATCTATCTAAGCAAACAGACCAAATATAAATCTTCCTATGATCTTTAAAAATTTCAATTAATGATAAGTGCTTTGACCCAAGAAATCTTTTGCCAATTTTGCAAATTAAATTAAATGGCAAGAATGGGTGTTTTGTGTTATGAATTTGTAGAGTTTCAATAAGATATTCATTGTAATCTGATTTTTGATAATGTAAAAAAAGATTATAACCATCTATGGTAACTTCTCTTGCCTTGAAGATTGCCAAATCATCCTCCCAAGTAATCAGTGTTTTGGGATAATTAAAAGGAACAAGTACATTGCCAAGGTTTTTCATTTCCTTGATTATTTCATCAAGTTTTGATGATTTGCAAAAACTCATAAAACCTTAAGTTTAATTAACAATGTTATATACGAAAATTAGGATTAAATATATCATCATAATTTATTGACATTTCGCCATACTCAGAACACATATCTTCAATTTCTTTTTGAGCAAACCTTCTAGCACTACTACCCATTATACCATTTGATTTTTCATAATTGCAATTTAAATGCAAACGATCAAGAAACCATTCATATACTTGAGTCAATCCCGGTGAAAGATTGTATTTTGAATTGAATCCAAGAAAATCAAAAACATCTCGTGGATCAAGCCAACAATAACCAGACCAAGGATCTCCAGAGTAATAAGAGTTTGGCACGCCAAACTTTAAGGCTCTATCAATAAAATGTAATAAAAGTCTGATGTAATTCTTTGCCGTCCATGGATCAAGACAGCATTCTCCATCCATGATTCTAAACTCAATCGTTTTTCGTTTGTTGTTGTAATAATGATAAGTGTTAATTGTATAATACTTGCAGCAACCAAGCTTGCGAATCAAATAATCATTAGAATGAAATCCATCTTCAACTCTTTCAAAAATTTCCGATTGCCCCAGCAACTGACAATACTGATTGCGCTTGCGGCTTGTTGGCATTGAATCCATAAAAACTGGCTCACATTTAATCCACCAAGTAATAATGTTTGCCAATTCTTGCTCGCTAAGATCACTCACATCAACATGAACGTGAAAGCTGCATCTTTCATCAGCATTGATTTTATTATCGTTCCCAAGCGCATCAATTACCTTACAAGTTTCCATAAGTCCAGCCCAGCCCTTAAGCACTGGTGTGCATATTTCGATGCCACAACTACTGTCAGGTTTGATAATCCAATCACTATTGTTGTGGTCATATGCCCATTTGTGTATTTTAACTATTTTTTCAGAAGATTTTTGTACTAAATTTGCTACATAATATGTGCCTTCTGGCAATATTCCATCATTGTGACCAAGCGGCCTATTCCTAAAATCAAATGCATTGATTTCAATTTCCGCACCAAATCTTCGGAGGTTGTTTATATCAATATTTTCTTTGATAAATTCCATCGAAAACCCCCTGTTCACATTATAAGAATAGCAACTTTGAGTAGCAATTTATTAAATCAAACCTATAATTATTTACAAAGGCGTCGTAAAGACACAAGGAGCAATACATGAAATGCCTCTTAATTGAAACTAAAGATAAAAGAAAATTTTTCACTCATAAGAAAAATTTCAGTCAACTTATTGAATTTTGCAAAATTTTTAAAGCAAATTTATCAATAGTCAACATGAAAGAAGGTGCGATTTTAGATCTAGAAGAATTAGTTCCTGCTCTTTGCAACCCAAAACAAAAAAAACAAAACTATGAATATGTCGTTATAGAAAATAAAATTTCACCATGTTGTGAAAAACCAAACAAACGTGAAATGGCAAAAAAAATTCAAAACAATATTAAAAATAATTTTTTAAGTAATAAAATAATTGTTTTGAAAGAACTTAAAGGAAAATATAACAAATATGGTTTTAGTGACGCAAATCTTTGCAATTATGTAAAGAAAATTAAAAACGAACTTTCAAAAGAAGGATATACTTTTTCAAAAATAGCAGCAGGAGCATATAAAATTTTATGAAATATGATATAGACATTGTTGTTCCTGTAGAAACATCAAATAGAACCATCAAAACAAGAATTAATGATTTTAAAAAATATGGGTTTATTAATACAAATAAAATTAAAGCACGATTGAACTTGCTGGCCAGTGAAGACAATAATGACGAATTTGAATGGCTAAGTACTGGGTGGCCAGAAAATATTGAAATAAATATAATTCATTGCCCCTACAACCATGTCGCTCAAAAGATTTATTACTTTTATCATAAGTATCTAAAAGCCGATATAGCTAAATGGTATATGAGAATAGATGAAGATAGCGTCAATGATCTTGAAGGGTTAATTCAAAATTTAGATCGGTATTTTGATTATGAGAGAGAATATCATATTGCAAGTAGATTGCTTTATGACATTTACCCATTAGATCAAAAGCTTTTAACAATACTTGGTTTTGGCTGGTGGTATCGTAATAGTACATTATGGCCAAACATTGAATCACCAGCACATGAACAAGAAATCAGCATTACCAGTAATGCCGCAATCAAAAAAGTCACCGAAAACCCAAAAGCCAATAAGTATTTTCAACTAAGAAAAGAATTTCCCGAAGGATATGGCGATCACGGTCTTTGTCATGCTTTGCGAATGTCGAAAATTTATGGAGTAGAAGTCAAATTTATAAGTCACGAAAGTGACTTATGGCTTCACAGTTATTTTGGTGGCCACAAAAATCACGTCCACTGGGTTGGTAGAGACAAATGTCCCAAATATATGGAATGGATGGACTATTACGAAAAAACAACTTTTTCAGAAATTGAAAATAAAGTATTCTTAATTGAAGATAAAGAAAATAAAAATGCAAATAAACTTGTAAAGTTTTTCCCAGATCAAAAAATTAAATTATATAATGAAATAACTTCTGATTCAGAAAACAATAACACAGTAGGACTATGGTGTAAAAAAGAAGACAAAATAATCATTATTCTTGATAGCCTACAAAAAGTTGCACACTTTACAAAAAATAATGACATTTATACTTATGAAAAAATTTCTATGATAGAAATCAATTAGGAGGCAGCAATTTGCTGCCTCCTAATTTTCTCATTATCCTTCCAATTCTTCGTCGATACTTTCATCGTCATAAGAATCAGTTTCGCTTAATTCAACATCAGAATCATCTTCTGCCCTACTAGCAATAGCCAGCTTATAAGGCTCAAGATACGCATCGACCTGATCAGATGAATTAGCATCAATGAGTGCTGGACACTTCAATAAAATGTCCATGGGTACATCGTTACGATCCATACTTGCACGGAATTTAACTTCTTCGCCATTAGAAAAAGCAGGCTTGACCTTGAATGATCCTGTTCCTGCAATTTCAATCCTATCAGCATCTAACAAACAAGAAAGAAGACCACTAATTGGATTAATTCCCTTATCAAAAAGAAGCTGAACATTCTCAGACTCCACAAAAGGTCTGTGAGTCTTGTTTTTAACATTCTTGAGCTTCACATTGATGCCAAGAATCTTCTTCTTCTTAGCACTTATCTTCTTTTCTATTTTCTGCATTGTCTTGGTTTCAAGACGACAAGACGCATAGAAAGGAAGGGCATTTCCACCACCAGCAGTTGTTTTGGTGGGAATGTAAGTTCCAATTTTATCACGAGTCTGATTGAGAATCACAACTGTTGCGTTGTGTTTCTCCATGACCGTGTTAAGTTTTCTTAATTCTCTTGAGCAAATTTTAGCTCTTTCTCCGGGTTGTTCATTTCCGCCTACTATCTTCTTGAACTGTTCTTTCGTGTAGTTTTCTGGCAATGCAACTTCACGAAGTTCACGGGCAGAAGGACTTACCCCAATCGAGTCATAAACAATGACGATTGGGACTTCATTGTTCGTTTTTTCACGGGCTTTTTCAATAACCCTATACATTGTTGAAAAAACTGCTTCCAGTGTTTCTGGAGTATGTCTTACAATTCGCTTCAGATTACAATGGCTTGCAATCTGAATGAATTCTTTATTGGCGCTATTCTCACAGTCCATAAGAATAGGAATGCCTTTGACTTTCTGTGTGCCGAACAAAATATTGGCACCGAGCAGAGACTTGGATGAACTGTTTGGACCGTATATTTCAGTCAATTTTCCACCGGGAATTCCTCCCGTGATGAATTGACCTGAACAAATATAATTAAGTGCTAGACTTCCTGTGTCAACGAAATACTTAACTGAGTCGATTGCATCAAGAACATCGCCTCCAGTTTCTTCTGCGAGATTTTCAAAAAAATTATCATCAACGCCTTCACTTGCTTTTTTCTTTGCCATAACACACCACCTTATGTTGAGAGAATGAAAAAAAATGGGTGTCCAGATTATGCTCTGGACACCCATTCTGTTTTGATTACATGCCTGAAAGTTCTTTCAGGAAGTCGTCATCGGCTAGATCATCGCTTGGTTTTGATTCTTCTTTAGCAACAGAAGGAGTGCTGCTGACAACCAATTCTTCTCGAACTGTCTCAACGACTTTAGGCTTGGAAGGAGTAGCAGAGCCTGCGTTCCTGAATTCATCAAGTTCGCTATCGGTGCCACTTGCATCACCTTCTTTGACCATACCAAGATGAACACGAAGTGCGTGCTTGAGTTCATCTTGCGTTTTAACTACACGAAGAGCCTGAAGATCATGGATGTTTTCCAACCACGACTTCAATTCATCGAGACTTCCAGCTGGTGTTGGTTCTTCAAACTTACTATTGTCATAGTTGGGGTATTCAGCGCCACCTCCACCTTTAACAACTTTCTTGACAACTCTAAAGTCACGTCCATCCCTTGGATGAGTAATGTCACCCAATGGTTTTTCTCCAGCGGCTTCATCCCCACGCATTGCACGAATAATCTTAGAATGAGTCGTTTTACCACAAGAATAAATCTTAGGGCCAACATTCTTTTTGATGTTGCCATCTTTATCCTTTTCAGATCGAACAATTACATTGTAATAGTATCGTTCGACAGGCTTGATTGCTCTTGCCTGATTCTGAAGGTCTTCTTGTTCTTTGCCATGTTTTCCTTCAGATTTTTGCCACAAATCTGAATAGTACTTGCAAATGATACAGTCGCCCATCCAACGCTCGCCCTTATCCGTTTGCACTAAATTGCGAGGGCAATGATAGGTTTTCTTTTGGCGAGTAGATGGATTATTCAATGTGTGAACACGAGTTGCACACCATACAACTCCGCCTTTTTTTCGTGGCATAATACGCATAATTACAAAGCCATCACGATCAGGCATCTTGACAAACTTTTCAAGATAATCACCACTGTTTCCAGCGGCAACACCTTCTTCAGAGACTCTTTTAGCCTCTTTGTTAATCTCATTCAAATCCAGTGGTTCAAAGTCTAGTGACATAGTGTCCTCGTTGTAAAAAGTAAAAGTGACGGTAGCCTCATCAGCCCCGTCACTTTATTATCGACAAAAATCACTAAGACTTTAATGAATTTTGAAAAATATTTTTATTTTTTATTTATATCAAAATTTTCACTAGCTGCTTCTGCAAGATCATTTGCTACTTTTTCCATGCTTAAAGCCTTTTCGTGAAGGGCGTCCATCTTTTCCTTCATGGTTTTGTAGCCTTCTGATTCTAATTTATCATTGATATTCTTGCGGTTAGACTGTTCGTTTTCGTACTCTTGCTCTAAATTCTTCAAAATTTCCAAATTATGCTTTAATTTTTCACTTATTTTCTTTTCTCTTTCTGCCTGCCTAATTTTAGCCAATTCAGCATTTCCCGGCAGGGCAGGTGGTGTGTATCCGTATTCTATCTTGTGCATTTCTCTCTCTTTACTTCTTTCGTTCTCGACCAATTTTCTCTCTCTTCTTATTTCTTCTCTTTGTTCTAAAACTTTCTTTCTAACAGATTCTTCACGAACCTTACGCTTTTCTATTTGCTTTCTTGATAGTGACATATGTCATCTCCTTCTCAAATCAGGCATACCCGGATCATTGGATGATTTGCCCCAATAAAGATTTCCACCATCTTTTTCTTCTGGGGTTTCAGAAAAATTTAATTCTCTATCAGCAACAAGATTAATATTGGCTGGCACAAAATAAATGTCTGAAACAACCTGCTCACGCCCAGTATCATCCTGCACAACAAACATTTCTCCGACACCTGTTGGCGATGGACGTTTTTCAGTTATTGGATATTTCTTATTGACCGTAAATTTCAAATTCTTCTGTTTTGCTTGATGTAAATGCAATGCTTCTGGCAAAAAAACCATTACGTCAACAAATCTTTTGACAGATTTATTATTATTGTTTTTCACATTGTGAGGATGGGTAGCAGCGGCTGAAAGCTGCTGTGCTGGCATATTTGAGCTACTTGGCTGAAATTCCGTTACCGTATATTGCTGTTGTGTTGATGGGGCTGATAGTTGCTGTAATTCTTCAACAGCAATGAATGATGAATCTTCACCAGCCCCATCAAAAGAAAACTTTTTATTTTTTATGATAATTCCACTTTTTGATTCTTTGAAACTTATAAATTTTTTGGTTAACTCATAAATCTCAACATCAATGATAAGAATATCTCTTCTTGCCATCTGTGCCATGATAGAAGCTGCTACTTTTTCAACAGGCACATCGTCAAATGGATCGCCAACCTTTTTCTTAAAAGTTTTTGTTTCTTCCTTATTATATTCACCATCAATTTTTTCATAATAGTGATAACAGCACTCAAATCCCACAAATACCTCCTGTCCACTCCATTAAATTAGTCTAAAATTTTATTTATTTTTGTAAAATTCCAGTTCCATTGCGAGTTGAAAAAATGATTGGCTCTCTATTTTTACTAAAAGCAAATGCATTAAAAGCTTCTTTTGTTGGTTCGTGATAAATAATATTTTCACAAACCATTATACCATTTTCACTTAGGTGCGGCCAGAAAAATTCCATATATTCAAGTTGCTTATCATATGCTTGCTCCATCGTGATTATAATCATATCATAAGGTTTTGATAAATTTTTATCAAGTAAATCATCATAAATCGTACCAAAATGAAAAACTATTGGACCCTTGAAGTATTTTTTAATATTCCTTTGACCAATTTTTGAAGAAAAATAATAATCTTTTTTATTTTCACGAAAAGCTAAAAATTTTTCTACAGTTTTACAAGAAATCATAAAGCATCCAGAAAACAGACCCAAATCAAAACCAACTTCCAACAAAGATTTAGGCTCTAAGTACTTACCAAGATGATAATAAAAAGCAGTAAATTTTGGATCAGAATAAGATGGTGATTTTCTAGAATCCTCATTAATCATACAGAATCGATCAAGCAATAACTTACCACTAATTAATTCTTTTTTCAAATGAACATCTACATCCAACTTAAGTTTTTTCAAATCAATTTGTTTCATAAAATTTCACTCTTATATTAGAATAGATGTCAGACTTACATATTTATTTTGAAACAGGAGCCATTGGAGACACAGGACTAAATCTGTGCAGGGCTAATATTGCCATGTGTGCCATTGGTCACGATGCATCAATAATCCATACATCACCAATTTTTAAATCACATGGAAAAGAAACAAAAACAAATCCTAATGTAAAAGTTATACTTGAAAGATGCAAATTTATCAAAAAAATTGAATATGATGTTGATTATAATGAAAAAAATTCATTTTATTTCAGCAAAAAATATAATTGTCAAATTTATCAACCAATGCTCACACGAGACGAACACGACATAAAAGAATGGATTGATTTAAAAGACTTTACACCAGAAATTAATACAAAAAATAAAATAGCAGTTCTTCAACCAGTAAGTATCGATCTAAAGCCACAGCAATTTATAGATTGGTATATACCAATATGGGACAGATGCATAGGATTATTACATGAAAAAGGCTATGATATTTACATGGTTGGTGGGCAAAATGATCCGATAGAAAAAACAATGAAAAAAGAAAGTATTGAAAAAACAAAAAATAAAATTGGATCTTGGTCGATATTAGAAGCATTGGCATTTACAATTTATCGTGCTGATATTGTTCTTGCTTGTGACAGTTGGGCTGCTATCTGGGGACCAGCAGCGAAAATTCCAACATTCACCGCATGGGGCTATAGAATGGAAAACAATATTGATTTTTGGGTTACTGGATTTCTTGGAAATAGAAATTATTACAAATACGGTTGGAGTTCACAAAAAGAATACTGTGACGCATACTTAGCGGGATGTTTGAGTGATCATCTAGCTGGGGGTAAATAAAATGCCTGAATTTGACTTTATGATTGTGGGATCAGGATTCTTTGGTGCCACTTTTGCAAGAAAAGCAACAGATGCTGGCAAAAAGTGCCTTGTAATTGATAAAAACAATCACATTGCTGGCGCAACATATGATCGAAAATGGGACAATGGCATTATTGTAAGTGAATATGGAGCGCACATATTCCACACTCAAAGCGAAGAAGTCTGGGACTTCATTAATAAATTCACAACAATTATGCCTTTCACAAACAAACCAAAAGTTTTATCTAAAGGAAATGTTTATTCATTCCCAATTAACATGATGACTCTTCATCAATTATGGGGAGTTATCAATCCAGAAGAAGCATACCGTAAACTGCAAGATGTGCGGATACCATGCGAAAATCCTAGAAACTTTGAAGAATGGGCTTTAGACAGAGTTGGCAAGGAAATCTATGAATTATTCTTTTATGGATACACTAAAAAACAATGGATGAAAGAACCTAGAGATCTTCCAGCCTCAATAATTCAGAGACTGCCAATAAGACTTACTTATGAAGAAAATTATTTCACAACAAAATATCAAGGCATTCCAAATGAAGGATATTCAGCAACAATAAAAAATATGCTTGATGGAATTAAAACAGAACTCAATACTGATTTTTTTACAATTAGAAACAAATGGCGTGATTATGCCAAACATCTGATCTACACAGGACCAATAGATAAGTTTTACGACTATGAGTTTGGATCTTTGGAATACAACACTTTAAGATTTGAACACAAAAAAATGCATGGCGACTATCAAGGGAATGCTGTGTTTAATCATGTAGACATGTCTGTGCCACATATCAGGACAATAGAGCATAAGCATTTTTACAAAAACAATCCAAAACATTATGAAGTCAAGCTGCAATCGAAAGAAGAAACTGTTGTCTCATATGACATTCCAGTTGCATTTAAAGATCATCCCGAACCTTACTATCCAATCAGAGATGATAAAAACAGCGAACTATACAATAAGTACGCAGATCTTAAAACAAACCACAAAGAAATCACTTTTGGAGGAAGGCTTGGTGAATATAAATATCTGGACATTGACCAGACAATTGCTTCAGCATTAACTAAGTTTAAAACATTTGTGTAGAGAGGCTAAACCAACAAGGTTAACCTCTCTGTCTCGATTTCAAGTTTTTAATTAAACTTATTTGAATTGCCTTTGAAAAGTGCCTCAAAGCATCCTTTTCCTGCATTAAGGTTTCAGGTATTACATAATGATCCGACATCCATACAGACAGCCTGAACTTTTATAATTGTAATACCGAGGTAGTAAAAAGAGACAATATATATATGTTTCCTTATGTTAAGAAAAAACAAATTGAACCAATAAGTCTAAAAGAACACTTTCTGAGAAGAAATAAGGTTTTAATTAAAAGAAAGTATGGTGGTCATGGTGATATCATCATGCAAAGAATGATGTTTGAAGATTTTCAAAAACACATGCCAGAAATAGAATTAACCTACACATGTCCTAAATTATATAAAGATTTTGCAAATAATCACCCATTTGCAAAATGGGTGCCTATAGAAGAAATCAATGAAAGAGATTATGGCATTATTTTTGACATAAGCACAGCTTGTCGTGTTCATGAAAGTAAAATGGGCGGGAGAAATACTGACCATCGCAGTGACATATGGGCGAAAAGTTGTGGTGTAGAACTTACGAATCACAACTGTCACATGGAAATTAATGATGTAGATCTTTATAAAAAATTTATTGAAGAACTTAATCCACAAAAACTGCCAACTGTTTTATTCGCAACTCAATCAACAAAAGACAATTTCGGCCAAGCTAAAAGTCTGCCAGAAAAAACTACCTACCAAACAATAAGCAAACTCAAAGAGCTTGGGTTCTTTGTTTTTACAATTCACAAAGAGCCAATTGAAATATTCACACTAACAAATACTGTTCAATTTATTAATATAGAACTTTCTGCTTGGGCAGGATTGACAGCAGCAGCAGATTATGTCATATCGATTGACACAGGAACATTTCATCTTGCTGGAGCTTTAAAAAAACCATTAGTAGGAATTTTTTCATTTACCGATGGAAAAGTATACGGTAAATATTACAAATTCACATTGGTTCAAAGACATCGTGACAATGGCAATTGGGATTGTGGTCCATGCTATAATTGCACAATCTGTCCAAAATCAAAAGAAATTATAAAACCTTGTATGAGCGATATTAGATTTGAAGAAATAATCGATGCTTTTCAAAAAGAATGTAAAGCTAATTGACATCTACCGCTTTCTTTAACCAAACATTATCTAAATCAAATTCACGAATTTTAATTCCAGACATTAAAATTATATCTTGTCTCATTTTATTTGTTTCATCGTTTTCCGTAATAGAACCAACTCTCTTGGCATAAATTATTTCATTTATGCCAAAATTGATAATTCTCTGCAAGCAATTAACGCATGGAGTTCCTGTTATGTATATTTTAGATCCACCTATGGTAAGTGGATTTGTGGTACAGTTCAAAATGGCATTCTCTTCTGCGTGAATCATCCATAATCTTTTTTTATCTCTTATTTTATAAGGAATTTTGCTCTTATCCGATCCACGAATTGTCGCATTATATCCAGTTCCAATAATATGATTTTGACTGGTAACGATCACAGATCCATGTCTAATATCAGGATCATCTGATCTTAAAGAAACATCAAATGCTATGTTTAGAAAGTATTCATCAAAAGTAGGCCTTTCAATTTTCCCAATAGAATAATTATTTAAAAAGCATCTTCTGCAATATTCAAGAAAAACATCATCTGTGAAACTACCTCGCATAATACTTAAATTTTTATGTATCCAACGAACATTCCCTTCAATATATCCAAGGGAACGATCTATCATGTCTAAAAAGACAGAAGAAAAATCACCTTCTAAATCAAATGAATTAAATTCTAATGGCATTCCAGACAGGCTACATTTTCCGTTTTGATTCAGAAATAAATTCCACAAATATTGCGGTGACAAATCAAAAGGTATTTTTTTGCCTATCGTATTTTTCTTCAAGTTGTCAACATAAACAAGTGGCAAATCTCCACATTGTCTTTTTTCATCATTGCCAAGAACAGGAATATCATTGCTGATAAATCCTGTCAAATCATTATTTTCTACCATTAGATCCTCAACATGTCCTATGCATTCTTCTTAGCCTTATAGTTTCTTTTCACAATATTTTTTTTGACTTCATTCATATCAAGAACGAATTCATAAGCATCGTGAAGTGGACCAAAATAATTTTTACGAACCTTTATTGCAGTAAAACTAATTGCCTTTAAAAATTGATGACAATTTAAGTTTTGATCACTGACAATCACATTTATTTTATTTCTCGGACCTTGTGTTGAAGATCTAATTTTTGTTATCAAATATTGGATCATGCGATTCCCATAGCCCTTACGACACATTTTGGGATCAACAGCCAAACTTATAACATTATAACAATTTTTACCCAAACTGAAAATAAGATACCCAATTATATTATGATCTTTTTCAATAACAAGACCAACATTGTCTTTATTTTTAAGACAAATATCAAAATCCCTTTCATCCCAAGGAAAAGGAAAACATTGATTTTCTATCTCAATGATTGAAGAAATGTCGCTTTGCAGTATCCATCGCATCGTCGGTTCTGACATGTTATGTCCCCTTCCTAGAGACAATATACAAAATAAATAATTTAAGTCAATCTTATTTTAAATAATCTTCAAATGTGCAAGAATTTTTATTAGCATCGGTTTTATTAGCATCGGTATCGTAAATATCACGATTAAGAACTTTCATTTCTTGTCTTAAAGAATGACCTCTATTTTGTACATTTTCATGATTCTTGTCCCATGCTTTCAAATGAGCCTTAATATGCCCGACAACTTCTTTCCTATCAATAACATGTCTTTTTGCAGCAACAACATCAACATTTGCTGTTGAATAAGCCTTGGCATAATTATCTGAATTTCCAGCGTCTTTTGATTCAATGAATCTCAAACTATAAATCGCTTCCGAATCAACTTCTGCAATCAATAATTCTTTCTGAGCATATTCCAGTTGTTTACCCAAATAATCAACCCATCCATATTCTTTGCTCATATATTCTGGGAGATTATTTTCATTATATTTCATGTTATCAGGGTCGAGAATAATCTCTTTGCCCTGAACTGTTACTCGAACTTTTTCCAAAGGTGCATCAATGGCCATATAATGACTCTCCAATAAAAAAACAAGCCTTATCAGCAGTAAAATAACTACGATCAAATTGATCTGGAGGATGACCTCCATCAGGACCAAGTCCATATTTAGGACTATTATAGATTTTAGCAACATCATTTATGTTTTCAAACTGTCTCACAATTATCCCTCAAATTGCTGACCATTAATTGTCAAACTTACCTTGTTGGGATGGATAGTACGAATAATATTGGCGGCTTCTTGCGGAGAATTAGCCTCAACTTCGTCAACCAAAACTTGAGTTGGATGATTGACATATTCATTCAGAACATTTTCAAAAACTTTATATTTAGCCATTTTTATGCCTCGTAGGTGTCTTCTTCTGGAACAAATCCCTTTTTACTGCGCTGCTTCTTGCCCGAAGGAGCATCGCCTACATTGTCCATAGTAACTTCTCCAGCTTTCTTTTCCTGAATCAAGTTCATTCTTTCACGATATGTATCCTTCGATATTTCAAACATGTCAAGAGTACCAATCTTATAATCAAAGCCAATCTTAAATGCAAACCTTGACCGACCATTCCTGTGCTTAATGACAAAAACCCTTCCAACTTCAGCATCTTTTTCAAGAACTTGCTGATTAATTGACCAGAAAGCATCAAGAGGTTTGAACTGATCAAAGCTAGTGCCAATATTAGATTCATCAATATATTGACCAACTTCAAGTTTTGCAGCACTTTGGTTTGGCTGAACACATGTAAATGTACAATGACCTTTTTCAACTCCATAACCACGAAGATCACGCAAAATACGATAAGCACTTTCATATTTTTTAACTGATGGATCGTCTTTCATTTCACCAACATAGTCAACAATTAAAACATTAGGCTTCCATCCTCTTAATTCTAATTGCGCCATATATGCTCTAATTCCATTGACATCAATCTGACCGCCGGGAAACTGTTTGACGTGCAATAGATTTGGATCTTCTTTTTCCTTTTTGAATTCTTCAATAGTTGCTTTAATTTCATCCTTCATATCACGAAGATTATTGATGTCCATCTTGGCAAACTGACTTGTAAATCTCTGAACAATACCAAGCTCATCCATTTCCAATGTAATATAAAGAACCTTATGGCCAAGTAAAACATTCTGAACAGCAGTTTTTACTAGAGCTAGAGACTTACCAGTTCCCGGCAAGCCAATCCAACTTCCAATCTGACCAGCAAACAATCCGCCGCCCGTCAAGGCATTGTCAATCGCTGGGAAACCCGATGTGAATCTATCTTTACCAATGAATACATCATCCATACGACGAAACATTTCGTCAATATTCATGAAGTATTCAAGACCCGGTTCGTAAGACCTATCCACGAGCATGGCTTCACGCATTTTTTCGTAAACAAAACTCCATGTTTTTTCATCTTCAGGAGCCTCTTGCATTTTTTCCAAACTAGAATGGAAAGCAAGCTTTACAGCTTGAACTTTAGCAAAATATGTTACCTTGTCTATCAGGTATTCACGAGAATCAACTCCCGGGACATAATAGTCATAAACACTTTTCAATTCAGCTTGATAATGCAACTGAATTGTACGATCACGATCTTTAAGGGCATTAGATAATTCTTGCTGAAGTATCCAATCCTTTGGTATAGACTTTTTGGTGCTAAAATATTCAAGAAGAATACGACAAATAATTACATGAGCCTCATTGCTAAAATATTCAGGTTTAATTTTATCCATCGACTGAACAAGCATATAATCATCAGTCAAAATCATCGCCAACAATCTGCGCTGAAAAGTATCATCCCATGCAAATTTAGGCCTAATGACTTCTGGGTCAGTCATTGATTCAAGCTTGGCTTGTTCTTCTGGTGTGAGTTCACGCATCAATTATTCCTGTAGGCTCACACCAGAATAACACAAAAATATGAAATCATCTAGATTAATTTGAAAAAAATGAGCAGCACGCCGTTAAACTCAGCCATTGCGAACTATGTAAATTAATTAAATGTATTTTATAAAATATGGTCAGGACGGCGAACTATACTGCTCAAAATATTATATTGATCTCAATGCAGGAAATCAAACTCGCTTAATGAAACCATACCACTACGAATTGATTTTTCACGGGTAATTCTTTTACCCATGCTCTTCTGACCATTCCAAACAATTGCCTTGCAATATGTCGTGAACTTAGTGTCAATCTTCAAAGGAGCATCTTTTTTAGGCTGCTGATCCTTTGGAACAAATCTATTGATAATGTTTTCAAGTAAATTTTCTTGAAAGCAACCATATTTCTGTCGGTTGGCTCCGTGACGAGTTCTATTCTCCCAAAGATTTTGAAGCTCTTCCAAAACTTTTTGAATAAAATTATCACTCACATACTTCTTAGCTACATCAAGACATCTCTCGATATAAACTTGCCTCTTGTAATAGCTTCCTGCCCTAAGCATACTCATCTGAAGCTCTTGCTTTATATCTTCTGCGTCATCAATAAAATTATTATTGCTATTCTTCTTTTTCAATTCATGCGCTGCGTGCCAACAAAGCTTGGAAAACTTTTTATCAAGATCAAAAAATTCAATTTCAGTAATTGGAAAATTGTGAACAATCTCAATCATTTCTTCTCCTTTAAGACGTTTTTATCACTTTCAAATCGTTAAGATTGCGTCCACCACGACATGAAACCTTCAGTCGAAGTTTAGGACAAAGTTCAGATTCGCTTGTAAGCGCATCCATGCTTTTCTTGAAAATTTGTTTCCAGTTATCTTTAGTTACATAAATAACGTAACCGTCATGTACAGTATAAGCAATTTGAGCTTTGCCTTCCAACGCAAAATATAATTTAATCAACTTTTCTAGGCATATCGTTGCAGCAGGAGACTGCACAGCAAAATTTCTAGCAAGATATTCCTTGCCAACCTCAAAGTTTGTTCTTCGCTTACCGAAGATATCCTTTGCGTATCCATCTTTTTTAACTTTGCTTTCGCAATCGGCAACAAATGAAATAGCAGTGGGAAACAAAGAACTAATTCGCTCCACCACTTTCTCAGCCACATCAGCCGCCAAACCACATCTCAAAGAAAGTGATCGGGCCGACTGTCCATATATAACAGGCAAGAAGCATTTTTTTGCCAATTCCCTATCATTTTTTTCTGGATCACTTGACATCAAGACCTGAAACAGTGCCGAATAAATATCATCACACTCACACAAACGCAATAGTTTAGAGTCTTGACTAGAGTTGGCTAACACAAAAACTTCCATACCCTTAAAATCAAAACTCATAAATAAATTATCACAACCAATCGGCTTCAAAACATCTTTCAAATCAGATCCCATTGTATGCGGAACAAATGATTTTTTGTAAGCCCCATGACAACGTAATCGACCGTTTTCCTGACCATCAATCTCGTAGTAAGCGTGTACTTTGGCAGCACGTTCTACATCCAATATTCCTACACTCTCAAGATGAGGCAGAACTGTCGTCATTAACGGTAAATGAATCTTACGATAAATGTTTTCACTTTCTTTCCACAAACCCGACGAAACCAAATGCTTAATCCTATTCATCGCCTCAACAAACGAAACAGGAGCAACTTTTTTAATACCACTAAATGATTCTAATATCTTTATATCAATTATAGAAGCCTTTATATCAAGACTCTTGCCAGTCTTACACAAAACATAGCTTGAAAAGTTCTTCCAATTCCAAGTAAAAACCTTTTTATCTTTTGAAAACAATGATAATTGCAACATACTCAAAATTAAAGGCAATGTATCATCACGAATCATTACTTGAAACGAAACACCATCAGAAAGCATGAACTGAAGCTCATTCTCCAAGTCTTTTTCAGCAATGTCCATGATCTCTGGATTAAACCGCAAGAAAACGGCTTTCTGATCAATTCCAGATAACAACTTGGCCAGAGATTCAAAATTCATAGATCGTTCCTCCTAGGCCCAATTCTGCAAAACTTTTCCAGTTAAAACAAGACCAATTTATTTTTGAAATTTTTATTTACAATCAAACTTTGGAACGGGATGCTGACCTAAATGGTAATTGCTGTATAAGTCAGTAAGAATAATGACTTATTAGGTAAACAAGATTAGTAGAGCAAAAATTTAGCGTTTAAGCTTATTCTTTTTGTTACTGTCTTATTCACTTCAGCTTTTACCTTTTGGTTGGTGAAGACTTGCGTACTTTTTTTTGCAGTAAACCTAAGATCGAATAGTCCATGGCATTGTGTTTGTTTGGGAGACACAGGAGCCATGAAAGTCAGCATAAATTCTATTCGACTTTACCTCTACTGCCGTGAGAACAATGCTACCCGTAATAGCATTTGTTGTAGAACAACTACAAAGACCTGCCCATGGTATGGGCCTCACAGGTTAGGCACCTTCATCAACTCAGGTAGTACGAAACCATTGTTGAATCCAGTTGGGGGATTGCCAACCATATTCTACAGATTAAAGCATGAATGTCAAATATTATTTGCCCCAAAATGTCAAAAAACTTGCTTCAACCATTCAATTTTTTGATCATAATTAAAAATAATTTCTGGAAACTCTACTGGCAATTCATTAAAAGAACTTCTATCCTCAGGCAATATTTCCCTTACTTTTTCAATCAGCCTTTCATAACAAACACTACCGAAACTACTATTTTTAGTTTTTTGTATGCTTTCTTGATTAGTTCTATCTAACATCTGTACATCACTAGCAAAACTTAACCAAAATGATATTTTACTTTCTTGATGAAGTTTAAGAAGATTGAATTCAAGAAGTAGGTCTTCTCCCAATAATTGTTCTTCATCGTACCTTATCATGTTGCTTAATTTTTTACTATAAAATACATGTCCACCTAAATTTCTTGCTGCCTTATGACCTAATGTAAATATATCATGCTTTTCGGGTCCATACTTATATCCAAGATTAATAATATTCATGCCCCAACATACTGCATATTTATTTTCTCCAATCTGATTAGAGCCGTTTGTTTGTTCATTTAAAACTTGATCTGAAGGCTTGACAATTAAAACATCAGTTCCCGGGTGATGCCTCATGTGTTTTTCAATTTGAATTGCGCCTGTTGGGTAAAATAGGTCGTCTCCATCAGTGAGACTCAGACCATCATATTCTGAGTTTTGCAAAAAATCTAATACAGAGTTTTTACCCTTACTCGGAGTGCCATTTGATTCTGTAACTTTATATTTGACATTCTCTTTTTCGCACCATTCTGAAAAATGAGAAACAAATTCTTGATTTTGAGAATTGATAATTGCAACTGTTTCTATTTCAATGGATTCGGTTGAAAATTGATTGCGACAAGAATTTGTGGCACGAATTGCCTTGTCCATATCACGACTAACTAATGGGCAAAATGCTATTTTCATTTAATACATACCTTGCTTTTCCAAATTTAAAGGAGTAACATGAAGTCTGAAAAAAAAGAGGATGACTACATGTGGCTCTTAGATGCAGTTGAAAAGTATAATATGGACGATCTTGAGGCAAAAGCTTGCAATCTTTCTGCAATGTGGCTTGAACAGAGCAGAAAAACATTTCCTGATTATCGTCACTCAACAATGAAAAAGGGCGACCCTAGAAAGTCTCTCATATTTAAAATAGCATATAAGCTTGCAAGAGAAACTCAGGGAATTCTTGAGAACAATGAATATTCACTTTATATCCGTGCTCAGTTAGAAGTTCTTAAATATATAAATTCTGGAAAAGATCATCCTCTTATTGATCCAAACTGCTTAGTTGGCGAAAGAGCTTGGAAAAGATGGAAGCTTTGGAAGAAAAGGTACGACTCAGTCAAAAATAAACCAGCAGAATCTGTTGCTAATGGAATTGGATTCCAAAAAGCAATTGATGGAATTGAAAAAACAAAAGAATTTTTTGCTAAAATATTCGGCTCTGAACACACATTAAACAAAATGCAAGAATGTTATATTAACAATAATATTTTCCGATGGATTAATCTTGGAAAAATTTCTCCTTATTATCTTGCTATTTCTTCATTTGTTAAAAAAATATTTACAGAAGATGATTATAAGAAAATTAATTTTGAACTTGATGTTTATATGTCTTGCATTAATGACAATGTCAGAGAAAAATTTAAAGAATTATTTCCTTACGAATAATTTTTAAGCCATAAGGCCATAAATCCTCTTGATAAACAAGAATCATAATATCCTGTACAATTTGGATGTCGTGCTAGTTCAAAAATATCACTTCTATACTTTTGTTGAATGTGTTGAGGTGTAATTACATCGAGACGATATGGTGAAGTATCATGAAATATAGCAACATTATTTAAAATATTACGATCTAAACAAATTTCACATTCTTTTGCACGAATAGTTGTCTCACTATCAAAAAATCCTATTTCAAATTTATAATTTGTTATATTTAGAAATTCAATGCTATCTGAGCAAATAACTTCTGCATATTTTTTTAAATTATTTTCTTCTAATATTTCTTCGACTTTGACACATTGTTTGGAATCATTTTCAATACTGATAACTTTTCCAAATCCATTTAGTTTGCAGGCATGAGCTAAAGCTAAAGTTCCGATTCCCTCATACGCTCCTGTTTCCAAAACTAATTTTGGTTTTAGGACACGAATTGTAGAATGAATCCAATTTAATACTTCATATTCAGTTGAACCAATATCAAGAGCATGAAAAAGATGTGATTTTTCTTCTTCTTGATGTGGATGTACCTGATCTTCTCTATTGTACGATGCCCAAGAAGGCATCCATGTTATATCTTTCATAAAATTTATATTTCTCTGTAATATTTGTGTAAGGGACTTGTATAGAGGGTGTAATCTAAAAGAGCAGTTCTTATATAAAGACCATTCCTGACTTGTCTTTCATGATAGTCAGCACGAGAATCATCATCTATGTCTTCACTAATTTCTTCATTTCTAGGGAGAGGATGAAGAATTGCAGCGTTTTCTTTGATTTTATTGATATTGGTTTTGTCAATCTTAAAGAAATCTAGAGAACCACTGACACCTTTGAATCTTTCTTTTTGGATTCTGGTCATATAAATGACATCGATTTCTGGAAGAATGTCATTTGCGTCACATATTTCAACATTTTTACAAGGAATATTTGCAAGGTATTTTTCAGGTATGCTCAAATCACAATCTGCATGATCAGTGGCAGCGCAATAATATATTTTGCAACCATAAATGTGAAGAAGTTCAATAAGACTGTGTATTGTTCTTCCGTTTTTAAGATCTCCACACAACATAACCTTAAGATTACTGACATCTTTCCATTTTTGTTTAATTGTGTGAAGGTCAAGAAGTGCCTGTGTTGGATGTTCCCCAGATCCACTTCCTGCATTAATTACTGGAACACGAGAATATGCTCTTGCTATTTCTGGCCAGCTTGAATCACCATGACGCATAATTATAGCATCAGAATACTGGCCAAGGGTGCGAAATGTATCCTTGAGGCTTTCACCTTTGATTAAACTGCTACTTGAAGATGCATCAGCAGCCGTAACACATCTTCCTCCAAGCCAATGCATTGCTCGCTCAAAGGAAAATCTGGTTCTAGTAGAAGGTTCTGCAAAAAACGAAGAAATACATTTGTTGTTCATTTGGCGACAAAATTCCCAATTCTTTTCAATGTCTGTCGCAATTTCTAAAACAGTTTCAATTTGATCTTTAGTGAAGTCGGAAATGGACAAAAAATGACGCATTTGTTCATCTCGTAATTTTTTGCTTGACAATTAATTATATGTTGAGAACTTAGTACTGCAAGAAAATTTTAATGATATTTTCAACTATTTCATGATCATCTTGCTTTGGGGAAAACATTTCATCCCACTGAGAAGGCTGAACATAAAACTTTCTTTCTCTTGAACTACTGTCAATATCGTAGCCAAAACATCTAATCATGCCTTTTTTTGGATAGTAGATCAAATCAATGTTGAACTGTTCAGCCCTCCCAGTTTTTCCGTTATATGGAGTTCCAACACCTTGGCCTCTGAATTCATAGACAAGCTTGTAATAATTTTCATCCTGTTTCCTTAACTGTGTTGGAAACATAATATAAGAAGGATGTTGCTTTTTAGTTGCATACCACAATTTTTGTGCAAGTCGTTCTAATTCTGTGTACCCTTTCTCTGGACCATCAATTTCTTTTTGATTTATTTCATTCATTTTTTCATAAACATCATTCGCAATATTAGATTCATTGCTTTGATCATCAAAATCACTTATTGTATGAATGCTTTTACAGATCCAACTATCATTTCCTTCTAAGTCTTTTGTTAATCTGCGAGTCACAACTCTCATAGAGCCAAGAGGCGTCAATTCAATTTTAAAGGCACCAGCTTGATCGCCATATTGTATCACATCATTAAAAGTTTGCTTTGCTTCAGTAGCAGGTATAATAGATGGCATTTTTATAAGCTCAGAAATAATTAAATTTGGATTTATTCTTTTAAATAAGTCATCACCTTTCATTACATCTGTGCCACCTAGAATTTGATCCAGTGGATCGCCAAAACCATAATTGGCCATTTCTTTTACAAGCCAATATTTGAAAGACAATCTGTTCATGCAATATATACCAATCGCATAAACAGTATTTATTATTGGAATAAATAAAATGAAAAATTTTTCTTTTCAAACTTGGTTAGAAGATAAGCAAGATGATTATAATTTTTACAAAGATTTAATTTTAGGAAAATTGAATTATAATAAAAAGAATAAAATTAATAGTGTTTCAACTTCTTTAAAATTATGGAATCCGCCTGATAATTTAATAAGCCTACTTGACAATTTAGGCGAATTCAAGAATTTAGATGACAAAATTCAAAAACAGGTTAAAGATAAAATATTAAGCCAAGAAGGAACATTAGGAGACATTATTGATTTGATGTCCAAAGATAGAAAAAAATAGATGGGTTCGCACGATAAATAAGACATGGCAACAAAAAAAACAACTTGTAATTTACCAGCTGGATTGAGCGAGTGTTGCATCAATCCATCTATTGTTTTTAAATGTCCTCCACATAAATCTTCAGAAGTATGTGTAGACAATCAAAGCGATGGAGCTTATGTTCCTCGCACTGTTTCTTATGAAGAAGCATATCGTCAATGTAAGTATATCAAGCAAACAAGTTATCAAGGACAATATAAGCAATTTGGCAGCGCCTTCTCAAATAGCTTCAAATAGGAAAAAAATGATAAATCAAGGTAATCAAGAAAATTTTGATAACAAAGAAGAATTATTAATCAATAATTCCGCCTACGTCAAAGCTTTACAGCTTGGAGAACAAGGATATCAAGGATATCAAGGAACTAAAGGAACTCAAGGAACTCAAGGTTATCAAGGACCCGGAATAGGATCTCAAGGAAGACAAGGACATCAAGGAAGACAAGGAGAGCAAGGAGAGCAAGGATATCAAGGAAGACAAGGAAGACAAGGTCTGCAAGGAGAAAAAGGACTAACGGGACCACAAGGAGGATTAGGATTAACAGGAGTAAAAGGGGATAAAGGGAATCAGGGTCAACAAGGAGAAAAAGGATCTGTAGGCATAGGAAACCAAGGACAACAAGGAAATCTAGGACTTCAAGGACGACAAGGAAATAAAGGACTTCAAGGAGACTTTGGAAATCAAGGAGAAAGAGGAAATCAAGGTTTACAAGGAAGAGACGGTTTTCAAGGCACTATTGGATTTCAAGGTCGTCAGGGATTTCAAGGAAATCAAGGAAATCAAGGTTTTCAAGGATTTCAAGGTCGCCAAGGATTTCAAGGCCGTCAAGGAGAAAAGGGCTATCAAGGCAGTCAAGGTTTTCAGGGATATCAAGGTCATCAAGGTCGTCAAGGATTTCAAGGTCGCCAAGGATATCAAGGTCATCAAGGATATCAAGGATATCAAGGTCATCAAGGACGCCAAGGATTTCAAGGTCGCCAAGGATTTCAAGGTCATCAAGGATTTCAAGGTCGCCAAGGATTTCAAGGTCACCAAGGATTTCAAGGTCGCCAAGGAGAAAAAGGATTAATTGGAGTTCAAGGAGCAATAGGATTAACTGGGGCAATAGGCCCACAAGGAAAACAAGGAATAAACGGCTTAGGAGGAGTTGTTGGTCCGAAAGGGTCTCAAGGCGCTCAAGGCGCAATAGGGCCGAAAGGATCAACAGGATCAACAGGCCCCAAAGGAGCAACAGGTGCGACAGGCCCCACAGGAGCAACAGGTGCGACAGGAGCAAAAGGATCAACAGGAGCAAAAGGAGCACAAGGTTCAGCAGGAGCTAAAAATGCAATTGTTCCAATTATACAAGAATATTCTGAAAAATATGTTGGCTTGTCTTGCGTAGAAATGCCTGAAGTTCGGTTTGAAGATTTAGTTTTTACAGTTATTGGCAATCAAGGCACTAACAATCATAAAGATTTTATTAAATTAAATGATAGTTTTGTGCAAGTTTGCGATCCTCAGTCAATTGTCGTCGTCAGTGTAGTTCCATCAGCTCCAATTAACATTGGAGCATACATAGAAGGTGAATTTTTGTTTATCGAAGCAGAAAGCGAAAAGTTAATTGAAAATGAAATAAAATTAACAATTAGACTATCAGGAATTAGATTGGGCTTTAGCGGCAGAAGATTTGTTGAATACACATACAAAGAAATGATTAAAAACAATCAATTTTGGAATAGTTGGGAATAAGCTATTTTATAATAAATCAAAAAAAGTATAGGAATAAAATGGCAAATCAATGCAATCAATCAGCAACGCAAAGAACAGAAGAAGAATTATTGTGTGTTTTTGCAGACAATAACCAAGGTGGAATTACCGCACAAGATCTGCGAGATTTTGTTGTTTCGACTCAAATTGGACAGTCAAAACAAGGACCACAAGGAAACCAAGGGCAATCTGGCTCACAAGGCAACCAAGGCTCACAAGGAAGAGCAGGGTCTCAAGGCGCTCAAGGTGGTCCTAGTATTGTTGCGGGTCCACAAGGCGCACAAGGTACAAAAGGAAATCAAGGAAATCAAGGATTACAAGGAAATCAAGGAACTATTGGCCTTCAAGGCAGTCCTGATGGATTCCAAGGAATTCAAGGTCTTCAGGGCGAACAAGGAATCAAAGGTGAACAAGGTCTTCAAGGCGAACAAGGAATCCAAGGTGCTGGATTTCAAGGAGATATTGGCCTACAAGGCTATCAAGGGTTCCAAGGTCAAGGATATCAAGGACAAAAGGGAAGTCAAGGAATTGATGGAGCACAAGGACAACAAGGCGTTCAAGGTTTTCAAGGACCGCAAGGTGGAAAAGGCGCACAAGGAACAACAGGCGCAACAGGGATTGGAACACAAGGCGTTCAAGGGCTTCAAGGACTACAAGGCAATCAGGGAATTCAAGGCGCTGGATATCAAGGCGCTCAAGGATATCAAGGAAGACAAGGAACTATTGGATTACAAGGAACTATTGGATTACAAGGACAACAAGGACAACAAGGCCAACAAGGATTTCAAGGACATCAAGGAAGACAAGGTTTAATAGGAAATCAAGGCGAAAAAGGGTTCCAAGGAGAACAAGGGCGACAAGGATTTCAAGGACATCAAGGAAGACAAGGTTTAATAGGAAATCAAGGCGAAAAAGGGTTCCAAGGAGAACAAGGGCGACAAGGATTTCAAGGCCGTCAAGGGTTAACTGGAAATCAAGGATCAACTGGAAATCAAGGCGAAAAAGGGTTCCAAGGAAATCAAGGAAACCAAGGACAAGGATTCCAAGGAAATCAAGGATTCCAAGGATTCCAAGGAAATCAAGGATTCCAAGGATTCCAAGGATTCCAAGGATTCCAAGGATATCAAGGATTAGGATATCAAGGATACCAAAGCAACCAAGGATTCCAAGGGCTTCAAGGTTTCCAAGGAAATCAAGGCGAACAAGGGCTTCAAGGTTTCCAAGGAAATCAAGGCGAACAAGGCTATCAAAGTGAACAAGGATTTCAAGGTGAACAAGGAAGACAAGGAAGACAAGGCGAACAAGGATATCAAGGAGATAAAGGCGAACAAGGATATCAAGGATTTCAAGGAATACTAGGAAGTCAAGGATTTCAAGGAATACTAGGAAGTCAAGGAAATAAAGGAGATACTGGAAATCAAGGCGAACAAGGATATCAAGGAAATCAAGGCTATCAAGGTCATCAAGGATTTACTGGAATTCAAGGAGATAGAGGATATCAAGGATATCAAGGTAGACAAGGAAGACAAGGCGAACAAGGCGATGTTGGATTAACTGGCAATCAAGGAAGCCTAGGATATCAAGGAGAACAAGGATATCAAGGATTAGGATATCAAGGAGAAACAGGATATCAAGGATATCAAAGCAATCAAGGATACCAAGGATACCAAGGATATCAAGGAATACAAGGATATCAAGGACTAGGATATCAAGGAGAAACAGGATATCAAGGATATCAAAGCAATCAAGGATACCAAGGAAATCAAGGTGAACAAGGATATCAAGGACTAGGATATCAAGGAGAAACTGGAAATATAGGAGATGTAGGATATCAAGGATATCAAGGAAATCAAGGTGAACAAGGATATGTAGGACAACAAGGAAGCGAAGGTGAGCGAGGATACCAAGGATATCAAGGAATCCAAGGATTTCAAGGTCGTCAAGGATACCAAGGAAATCAAGGAGATAGAGGATATCAAGGATTTCAAGGAACTCAAGGAGCACAAGGAGATCTTGGATTAACTGGTTACCAAGGACAAATAGGCTATCAAGGTCTGCAAGGTGAACAAGGATATCAAGGTTTTCAAGGGTTCCAAGGATATCAAGGACTAGGATATCAAGGGTTCCAAGGATATCAAGGGTTCCAAGGATATCAAGGGTTCCAAGGATATCAAGGATTTCAGGGATATCAAGGATTTCAGGGATTCCAAGGTACTATTGGAATTACTGGCGCTCAAGGCATAACTGGCGCTCAAGGATCTCAAGGATTCCAAGGCTATCAGGGAAATCAAGGATTCCAAGGGTTTCAAGGATTCCAAGGTTACCAAGGAAATCAAGGTCATCAAGGTTATCAAGGGCTACAAGGCTATCAAGGTTATCAAGGGCTGCAAGGATTTCAGGGAAATCAAGGAAATCAAGGGCTGCAAGGTAGTCCCGATGGATTTCAAGGAGGCCAAGGTTATCAAGGGTTCCAAGGTCATCAGGGAGAACAAGGCTATCAAGGAAATCAAGGATTCCAAGGGTTCCAAGGTCATCAAGGAAATCAAGGATTCCAAGGGTTTCAAGGTCATCAAGGAAATCAAGGATTCCAAGGGTTCCAAGGAAATCAGGGAGAACAAGGCTATCAGGGAAACCAAGGATTCCAAGGGTTCCAAGGATTTCAGGGAAACCAAGGCTATCAAGGGTTCCAAGGAAATCAAGGCAATCAGGGAGAACAAGGATTCCAAGGGTTCCAAGGATTTCAGGGAAACCAAGGCTATCAAGGGTTCCAAGGAAATCAAGGCAATCAGGGAGAACAAGGATTTCAAGGATTCCAAGGATTTCAGGGAAATCAAGGTAATCAGGGAGAACAAGGGGCTGGTTATCAAGGAAATCAAGGTTACCAAGGAAATCAAGGGCTGCAAGGTAGTCCCGATGGATTCCAAGGAGGCCAAGGCTATCAAGGGTTCCAAGGGTTACAAGGAAATCAAGGCTATCAAGGGAACCAAGGCTATCAAGGGTTCCAAGGTCATCAGGGAGAACAAGGCTATCAGGGAAATCAAGGATTCCAAGGATTCCAAGGCCATCAAGGAAATCAAGGATTCCAAGGGTTCCAAGGAAATCAGGGAGAACAAGGCTATCAGGGAAATCAAGGATTCCAAGGGTTCCAAGGTCATCAAGGAGAACAAGGTTATCAGGGAAATCAAGGATTCCAAGGATTCCAAGGCCATCAAGGAAATCAAGGATTCCAAGGGTTCCAAGGTCATCAGGGAGAACAAGGCTATCAGGGAAATCAAGGATTCCAAGGGTTCCAAGGTCATCAAGGAGAACAAGGTTATCAGGGAAATCAAGGTTTTCAAGGATTCCAAGGTCATCAGGGAGAACAAGGCTATCAAGGAAATCAAGGATTCCAAGGATTCCAAGGTTATCAAGGAAATCAAGGGTTCCAAGGGTTTCAAGGAAATCAAGGATTCCAAGGATATCAAGGAAACTTGGGATATCAAGGAGATGCTGGTGAATCTGGTGTTCAAGGACCGCAAGGCATTACAGGCACTGGACTACAAGGCAATCAGGGATTACAAGGTCCTGCTGATGGATTTCAAGGATATCAAGGATATCAAGGATATCAAGGATCAATAGGGAGTCAAGGTGTTGCTGGAACAGGTGGTCAAGGCTATCAAGGAAACCAAGGAACTCAGGGATATCAAGCATATCCTTTTGGATTTCAAGGCAGTCAAGGCAACGTAGGAAGCCAAGGATTCCAAGGACCAGCTAATGGTTTTCAAGGAAGACAAGGCGCACAAGGAAGACAAGGATTCCAAGGAAACCAAGGAAATCAAGGAGAACAAGGAAATCAAGGCAATCAAGGAGCAGGATTCCAAGGCAATCAGGGATTGCAAGGCCCTGCCGATGGATTTCAAGGATATCAAGGTAACCAAGGATATCAAGGTAACCAAGGATATCAAGGTAACCAAGGAAGACAAGGATATCAAGGAAGACAAGGATATCAAGGCAACCAAGGAAATCAAGGTTTTCAAGGTCCTGCCGATGGATTTCAAGGCATTCAAGGAAATCAAGGATCTTTATTTGGTCCAAAATATAAGTATGAGTCGGTATATGGTAATCAAGCTCCATCTGCTGGTTATATTCACTTTAATAATGCAACAATAAGTAATGTAACTCAGATTTACATCAAAAAAGTTGATTATAACGGTATAGATGAAGGAAATTACATCGAAGATTTTATTGTAAATAATTACATTTACATTGAATCCGACAATACAACAAATTTAGCAATATTTAATTCAAATGGAAGTCCCATTGGCTACCAGTCTGGGGGATATTCTGGATTTCCAATAGATTATTATTCAGTTCCAGTCAATTTTGTTTCTGGAAACGCATTAGTAAATCAAGAAATTTATAGCTTACTTACAGGAATAACAGGGAATCAAGGTTATCAAGGTTATCAAGGTTATCAAGGAAATCAGGGTACAATTGGGGCACAAGGAAATCAAGGTGGACCAGCTGGATTTCAAGGCCAAACAGGAGCACAAGGGCCTAAAGGCGATCAAGGCGATCAAGGTGATCAAGGTGAGCCGGGTCCTCTAGGAGAACAAGGTCCTCCCGGCGAAAATGGTTCTGGATTGCAAGGTTCAGCCGGAGCACAAGGCGCACAAGGCGCAGAAGGTCCACAAGGTGATAAGTATGCGATCCTTCCTGTTGTTACTTCTCAAGGAACTGAATATGTTGAGCTTATATGTGTAGAAATGCCAGAAGTTAGATTTGAAGATATCGTCATATTCAAGGTTGGTGGACTTGGACATAAAACAGAAAATGTTTCAAAATTTATTGATGATCGGTTGTTACAAGTTTGTGCCTTTAACACAATAAAACCTGTAAGTGTTGTTCCATCAATGCCAGTTATTGTTGGAGCTTATGTGAGAGACAATCTTATTATTATTGATGTGGAAAGCGATAAGCTTATCAATAATCAAATTGAAGTGGTAGTGAGACTTTCTGGAATAAGGGCTGGCGCTGCACATAAGAGATTCGCAACCCATACCTACGAAGAAATGGTTAGGAATAATACATTCTGGAGTAGATGGAGAGAAGGTTAAATTTTACAGAATATAACCAAGTATGGTTCCTTCAAAGTCACAACCAACAGAAGCTTCATGAGTTACTTTCAAAACGATTGTAACTCCTTCTGGGACTTTGATCGGAGAATAACTGTAAGTTAAATTGAGTGTTAAATTTGCCACTGAACTACGACCAGCTAGAACTGGATCGCCATCAACATAAAGCTTAAAAAGCGCATTAGCGTTTCCGCTAACATTAACCCCAATAAAATAAAATGTTTTATCTGCTGGAACAGTATAAGTAACAACTGTTGTTTCGGTTGATGTTAAAACAAGAGCTACATCTCCAAACGTATTTGCTTCAGTCCCGGGATAACTAGGAACTATTGGCCGAGTTACTAAACCGAACTCATCTCCAATAGGATTAGTCACTTGCGCTGGGACTATGTCATCAATACCTTCCCCTGTAATGACAACACGGGGTCTTTTACGATTGGTCGGAGACGATGGATAAACCACAAGTGATTCATCCATGACATCCCCGCCAACGCCGGGATTAAGTATTGTGTAATCATCAGCCATATTTGACTTTTCTCCTTATATATTTAGCACTTGATGCCACAAAACTTATTCTTCTTGAATTTTCTCAAAAACTCCTGTACAATAAGCACTTGGAGACCGTTCTAATGAGGCCAAAATCGTGAAATTCGCCAGCATTGACATTGAAACAACAGGTCTTTCTCAGGAAAACTGTGACATATTACAGTTTGCTGTTGTTTTGGATGATTTGAAAAACCCAAAACCACTTGAAGAACTTCCTCGATTCCAAGCTATATTTATGCAGGATAACTATAAGGGTAATCCATTCGCTTTGAGTATGCATTCAGAAATATTCAAAAAAATTGATATGGCTAAAAAGAAAAATCTGGAATATTGCCCAGACCAAGACATTTATTTCATGCCCATAGATCACTTGCCAACCGCTCTTACCGCCTTTTTTCTCAAAAATGGTTATAATCAAAATGATAAAAATGGCAATATTTATATAAATCCAGCAGGTAAGAATTTATCTTCTTTCGACATTCCTTTCCTTAAATCAAAAATCAAGGATTGGGGAAGCATTTACTTTCTTAATCGCTCTATAGATCCTGCTATATTGTATTTTGATTTGGAAAATGATCATTCTCTTCCTGACATGAAAAAATGCATGGAAAGAGCAGGCATCGCAGGAGAAGTTGCCCATACTGCTCTTGAAGACGCTTTAGTTGTGATTAAACTTTTGAGACACAAGTTGATAAATAAAGAATGTGTTGCGGAAGAAAAAAGGTGAAAAAGAGGAAGACTACAGGACCAAGATCTGGTCTGACTAAGTCTCGTGCAAAAGTGCAATCTCAGGAGAAGTTAAAAAAAGATGACCAACATCCTCCGAATCAACAATGATTATTCTTTTTTCTTGTCTGATGATATGAAAATCAGAACTGAGTTGTGGGACAGATTACGTTTCCGTGATAAGAATTACTTTCACAACCGTGCCTACAAGATGAAAAAGTGGGACGGCTTCATCAATTTTTTTGCATTAGAAACAGGTAAATTTTTGACTGGTTTGCTTCCTGAAGTTAGTGCTGTCTTGAATCATTTCAAAACAGAATATACAGTTGAAGACTTGAGAACTAAGAGTCTATTCGCTTATCAAGAAGTTGACAAACTTTTTCTTAATCAATGGCTTCCAGAAACGAACAGTATTGGCGACAAGATCAAGTCTCTTGAGCTTTATGATTACCAAGTTGAAATGATTAATCAAGTTGTCAAACATCGCAGAGGTGTTATCTATGCTCCTACTTCTGCTGGAAAATCATTGGTAATGCTCGGTATCCTTAAAACTATTGCTCCTAATACACCTACATTGGTTTTGCAGAATAGGGCTAGTTTGGCTCAACAAAATTACGATGAGTTTGTTAAGTGGGGTCTTCCTAATGTTGGATCATTATGGGGTGGAAGTGTAAATCCAAGTATGATAACAGTTGCAACAGTTCAATCTGTTGCCAAAATGGAAAAAGTATTGCCTAAAATCAAAGTTCTTATTGTTGATGAAATTCATGATATGATGAGTACTTTGCCAAAAGCTGTTTATCGTCGTCTCAAGTCTGCTGATATTCGTGTTGCAGTAAGTGCAACTCCTTTCAAATTTGGTGGTAAAGACCAAGTTCAAAAATTTTATGTTCGTGGTTTTTTCGGGCCAATCTTGAAGATTAAGTCGGCAGAAGGTGGAGTTCTAACTACTTCTGAATTGCAAGACCGTGGAATTTTGGCAAAGAGCAAGTGTATATTCTATCCAATTCGTGAGCCTAAGATTCCACATGACATTTACATTGATGCAGTAACTCGTGGAATTGCCGAAAGCTTTCATTTTCATGATGTTGTAACTCGTCTTGCCAAGAGTTTAAGAGGTAGAACTCTTATTCTAGTTGATCGTATTGCTCATGGAGATGCTTTGAACAAGCTTCTTCCCAACAGTCTTTGGGTTCAAGGCAAAGACAATGCTGTTACCAGAAAGTCAGTAATTAAAGAATTGCAGAAGGCTAAGGGCGATTTAATTGCGATTGCAACTCAGCAGATTTTTAATACGGGAATCAATGTTCACCCAAACAATTTAATTAATGCTGCTGGTGGTCAGGCTGATCACATGATTATTCAGCGTATGGGTCGTGGATTAAGAACAGCCGATGACAAAGAAAGATTGAATTATTTTGACTTTGTTTTTGAAATTAATGATTATCTGGAAGATCACAGCAACAAAAGAATTGAAATTTTGAAGAAAGAAGGTCATAATGTTGAAATCAAGGAGATAGACTTTTAATGTTGGATTCTCCTGATTTTGAACTTGAATTTTACGATGAGCAGAATCGTATGATGATGGAGAGGTATGTAGTTGTTTTCAAAAAATGGAAAATTCCTTGGAAGACATATGTCAAAGATGTTGAAAAAAGGCTTAGAAATAGAAAATATTGGCTATGGTCTTACTTAGTTGGAATAGAGAAGTTCATTCAAGATATGGGTGAAAATGTTCCATCCAAAGAGTTAGTGGAAAAAGATAAAGATTCCCGTATCAGTAGAATTGTAGGGGACTTCTACAAAGTCGAACAATACATCAGGAACCTATGAGCCAAGAACCACAAGGCATAAGCGATCTAGAGCCTTTTATTATTGCTCTTCAAAAAATTGGATATAAAGATCTTGCAATTAAATGTCTTGATGCTTTTTCCGAATCAGCTTCACTATTTGGTCAACATGACAATTTATCTAAATGTTATTTTAAGATAAAAGAATATAAGAAATCAATAAAGCATGGTAAGGCATCTTTAACCGTTGCTCCAAGCGCACAACATGTATTTGTAACAAGAAACAATCTTATAAATGTTTACAACAGTGCCAATATGCCAGAAGAGGCGATGACTTATATCGGTTTTAATGAAGGAGCAGGATCATCTGGAGAGATTGAACTTCATAAGTCTTATGCTCTTTATTTGTTAAACAGAAAACCTGAAGCTCAAAAAATACTTGAAAACGCATTGTTGAGCGATGATATTCCTGAAGAAATTCGTGATAAGATTAAATTCAATCTAGGAACATATTATTTATATGAAGATAAATTCCAAAAAGGGATGAGGCAATTTCTCTTGGGTGGAGCCAAGATGAAACTTTGGAATACAGAAGTAATATTCACAAAAAATAATGCTTTGAATCTGCCATTTTGGCAAGGCTCTCCAGATGTAAAAAATCTTGTTGTTTATGCCGAAGCAGGAATCGGCGATGAGATCATCAATATTCGATTTATGAATCATTTGAAAGAACGTGGCATTAATGCCTATTGGTATGAAGCTACACAGAAAAATAAAAAAAATGATAGACAAGGAATAACTAATCTTTTTGTAAAAAATGGCTATCCTGTCATTCAAGATTTGGAAGAAGTATTGCATATGCCTGATGTCATGTGGACATATTCAATGCAATTACCAATTTATTTGAATCTTGGCTATGCCGATTTATGGAAAGAACCATATCTAAAACCTTGTCCAGAATTTCAGAACAAATGGAAAATTGACACAGATAAGCCGAAAATCGGTATTCGTTGGAAGGGAAGTAAGAATTACGAACAAGATCTACATCGATCCTATCCTGTCTCTCAGCTTTATTCAAATATTGGTCATATTGATGCTCATTTCATTAGTCTACAAAGAGATGATGGAGTAGAAGAAACTGTTGATTTCCCTAATGTTGTTGATTATAGTGATAAGCTAGAAACAATTGAAGATACTTTTGCATTGATCAGTAATCTTGACATTGTTATTACGTCATGCACAAGCATTGCTCATATGGCAGCATCACAAGGCAAGAAGGTTTATGTTTTTGTACCAATTTCAGCATATTACACTTGGTGCCACTCAGCAGAGAAAAGCCCTTGGTATGGTGAAAATGTAACATTGCTAAGGCAAACAAAACCAAGAAATTGGGATGAACCCATGGCAAAACTTAAAGATTTGTTAGGGTATTTGAATTGAAAACAATATTTTTCTTATCTGGTCTTCCAAGATCTGGATCGACACTTTTAGGTTCGATCATAGGTCAAAATCCAGATTTTCATGTTACTCCAACTAGTCCTCTTTTAGATTTACTTTGTTTTGCCAATCAGAATTTTAACTTGTTGGAACAAAAATATACCTATGACAAAGATGTAGTTTCTGCTAATGTTTACAAAGGAATTATCGAAGGCTTTTACAAGCATATAGACAAGAAATATATTTTAGATAAACATCGTGGTCATCCACGAAACTTGGTTCCTTTGAAAAAATTTGTAACAGATGAACCTAAAATAATTTGTACTGTTCGTCCAGTTTCAGAAATAATTGCTTCTTATATTAAATTAATTGAAAAAAACAAACAATCTGATAATTTTATTGACAATCATTTGAAATCAAAAAAAATACCAATTAACATTGGCAATCGTGCCAAGTGCTTATGGGAAGAATACATTATATCTCCATATGAAAGCATGAAGTTTGGACTGAAAAATTATAGAGATAATTTGCATATTGTTGAGTATGAAAACTTGATAAACAAGCCTGACATTGTGTTGAAACAAATTTATGACTTTTTAGGTTTGCCTCATTATTTGGGTCATCTTTATGAAAACATTCATAATTTTTGTGCTGAAGAAAAGGATGCTGCTTGGGGATTAGAAAATTTACATTTAATTAGAACAATCTTAAAGAAGACAAGCACTCCTCCTGATGAGATACTTGGGCCATATTTGACTGAATATTATAATCAATTTAATCTGGTGTACTAATGCAAATATTAAATGAAACTCTACACGCAAAATACGATCTAGTAGTAGACAAAGCCTACATCATCACCATTCGTGGTCATGAAACATCAGAGAAATTAGCTTCTCGATGCCTTGAATCATGTAAAAGAGTAGGACAAAAAGCCGAAATTTACGATGCTTTTGATGGTACTGATCCTAATGTTGAAGGAATTAAAGTCCCAGAACATTGCCAAGACGCTACATGGCTTAAATGGCTTCGTCTTGTAAATCACGAATTGACAAAACCAGAAGTATGTTGCTTGTTAAGTCATTTTTCCTTGTGGTGCAAATGCATTGAACAAAATAAACCTTTAATTGCATTGGAGCATGACGCTGTAATGCTTCAGCCTTTTACAGAACATCAAGCAGTAAATGCAATTATTTATTTAGGATGTAATGAACAAGTAAGAAATAATTTTTGGAGTATCATTCCTCCTCACGCACAACTTAATCCAGATTATAGGCACATACTCAGAACACATGCTTATAGCATTGATCCTTTTATGGCAAAAAACTTAGTTAGCCATGTATTGGAAAAAGGAATATTTTCTTCTGCTGATGTGACAATAAGTCTAAATCGCTTCGCAATGTTGTGCTTCGGGATATATGCCATGGATGTTCCCGGCGAATCAACAATTCCAGAGAAAGGAAAAGAAAAGTGAATTTACATTACAAATATGAAATTGGAGTTGATTCAGCTTATATCATCTATTTGCCCGACAATGAAAAATCATGTCAGTACGCAAATGAATGTGCTAAATCATGTGAAGATGTTGGAATGCCTTGCAAATTATGGCCAGCTTTTGATGGTACTGGTGATGAAATAAAAGTACCTGAACATTTGAATAATAAGGATTGGTTGAAATGGATTAAATGCTCAAATCCAACCTTAGATAAAACAGAAATTTCAATTTTTTTAGCTCACATAAGTCTCTGGGCAGAATGTACTGAACAAGACAAGCCAATTGTTATTCTTGAACATGATGCGATAGTTTTACAAAAAATCACACAACATTTCGCAATGAATGCAATCATATACTTAGGAAGTCATGAGCAAGTGGGAAATAACTTCATCTCTAATGCTGTTCCAATTATGATGCAATGGCAAGGACTACGCTGTTTGTGTAGGGCACACGCTTATAGTATTGATCCTTTTATCGCAAGAAGGCTTTTATCAAGCGTTATGGTAACAGGAATAAACAAAAGCGTAGATGTTTATATGAGGTCAGATATATTCACTCAAATTCAAAATGGTATTTTTGCATATGACAAAAAGAATAGTGAATCAGTGATAAAGAGAAATAAGTCTCCTGAAGATAAAAGAATTTGTGGCAAAATATTATAAATAGGTTATGATGTCATTCTTAAAAAAAATACCTTATTTCATCATGCTTTTAATTTTAAGCATGATTTATTTATCGTGTGGCTATCTAATAGGTTATTATAATGGATACAATCAAGCCCAAAAAGAATGCGTCGAAACAGGTGAATCCCTTAAGTAACGCACAGGAGAAAAAATGGCTTTAATCACAAAAGACAGTCCGATCATAGAACCCGCAACAATTGAAAAAATCTATAATGTATGGTGGGTTGAAAACCTTACTCTTGACGCAACACTTACTGCTAGCCCAGAACCAATTCTAGTTGTTGACTACAGATTATGCTACCTAGATGAAAATGGAAAACCAAACTTTCATCCAACAGAAAGAAGAAGACTTCATATGAGAGATCTTTTTTCTTATACTGCTACAGACACAACAGTCTATGATGCTGTTTGGAATGCAGTTGATGTTCTTGGTAATATTGGTAAAAGCCAAGGTGTTCTTGACTAATGTTCAAAAAATTCTGGTCAATTTGGCGTAAAGCCATGGGTGACGACTTAATGTGTGATGACATTGAATGTCACATAGGAGCCGTCATTCGCACATTCTTTTGGATAATAAACATTATCACATGCGGATTCATCATGGCAAATTGTATTAGACATTGGAATTCTTAGTCATTTCAACATATATGCTAATCTCAGGGAGATAATCCATTGTCTCTCTTATTATTTGCAAGTTTCCTTCATTGAAATTCCTTCTCTCAACACGGAATCCAGCTTCCATACCAATCTGCTCTAAACTACTAAAATCATATGCAATCTTGTGACCATCAAATAAGAATGACCACAATTTGAATGTTTGTGCTTTGTTTTGAGAAGCAGTGACATTCATCTGATCCAAAAATTCAAGATTGTTATCCTTATAATAACTAACTAATTTTTCTGCATCTGGAACAGCAATCCTTATGGTCGCATTTGGTTTCATAATGCGATTACATTCTTTAAGAAAATTCAATCCTTCATTCCAATCCAGATGCTCAAGCATATGACTGGAAACAATCAAATCAATAGTATTATTTTCAAATGGAAGAGTATGCCTACAATCCATCTGAAGGAATTTGTATTGATTTTGAGCGGCATAATCATTCAAATTAACAATGTCTGTGTTGATCCAGCCATTATGCAACATTACCGTAAAACTACCAATATTGAGTTTAAGCTTACCATCTCCAGCAGGTATGTTAAGAGCAAGAGATCCTTCTGTTAAATGCTTATTGTCGATAAATTCCTGATTACTCCAAGAAAGATTTAGGCTATTTGTGTTTACTCCATGCATTCCTCTGGAAGAAACACGATTTATTTCTTTGAGAATAACAGGAATATATTCTGCTTCAATAAAATCAAAAAATCCATGTGATACACATAAATCAAACTGATTGTCTTCAAATGGCCAAGGTGTTTGCCTCACATCAAATTCAGCAACAGAATCACTCACTCTTGTTAAAATACAATGCTTGGATATTTCCAGTCCTTTGCAAATTATTTCTTTAGATTCAAACCTTTTAAGCAAATATCCTCTTCCACAGCCAATTTCCAAAACAGAAGTTGGATTCTTCTTCATGATGTTATTGAAAACAATCCAATTGCTTGGATGGTCACGATAGAATCCAGTGTTCTCACCATAAAAATGAGGATTATCAAAATACTCTCTATTGAATTCAATTTTATTGGTGGTTTTAGTGGCTTCAATAATCATATCTGTCTCTAATTCCCCAAAAGGCAAGACAACAACATTGGTGAATCCAGCATCAGTCATTAACTTAATTGCATATTTTGGACTGAAGCTGTTGCGATGAGTGTTTTCTGGATAATCTTGATCGCCGAAAATAATACAAGAACAGTTATCGTCCCACTCATCGTGATCAAGAACATATTGCATTTGCTTTTCAGTGTTGGCTGTAATGAAAACAACTTTACCATTGTTCTTGAGAATACGATAAACTTCACTGATGAATAGTTTTACTTTACGCCAAGAAAGATGTTCAATGCAAAATTGACTGAATACACCATTGTATTCATTGTCTGGTATTGGTAATGGTTCATTAAAATCAGCAACTATGTCAATGCTTGTTCCTGAGCGGACATCGAGATTTGGACGGAAATATGGTCTATCTCCTCCTCCTAATTCAATTACCTTGTCGGTTTGAATAAATGGAAATGAATAACTCATATCATGCCTCGCCACAATTGGATGTATTGTTCTTTGACCTTGTCCCAAGTGTAATTTTTCGCTTTTGCTTCTGCTTTTCTGCCAAATTCTTCACAAAGATTTGGATTGTTTTTTAAGTTGTCGATCATTTGTGCAAGCTTTTTGGTGTTTTTCTTCTCAAATACAAAACCACAATCTTCAACGCAGTCAGATGCTCCAGCACCATCAGAAACAACAACAGGTCTGCCAGAACTCATAGCTTCAAGAACTTCAATCCCAAATCCTTCTGTTGCGCTTGGCTGAACATAAATAGAGCAACTATTGTAAAAATCTTCCGTAGATTTAACCCAGCCTTGAATGTTAATGTTGCCTTTGCCGAAATGCCTAATCAATGGCAATAAACCGGGAGTCTGACTTCCAGCAAGATTCAATATTGCATCTTTGTAGTTTAGAATAGACCAAGCTTCTAACAAATATCGCAATCCCTTATCAGGTCCACACTGACCAAGATATCCAACTGTAAACCTCTTTGGATGTTTCTTGTTTCTAACAGGGATATGACCGTGCGGAATTATTTTTGTATTGTTTATTCCATATTTATTATTGGTTTTTTTTGCAACTGATGATGGACATATTACAACATCAGCATTCTTGTAGCAGCTTATGTATTTTTGAAATAAATTTGGATCATTTAAGTGTGGAAAGTCAAAAGAAGCACCTAAACCTAAAAATTCTTCCCTGCTGATGTCAACATCGTGAGCAGCTACAGTATAAGTTATTTTTACGCCATTTGCTTTTAACTTGGTGGTTAGTTCTGGGAATGTGCCAGCATAGAAGTGTGCAAGTTTATACTTGCTGAAATCAATTTCTTGGATTGCCTTTTCTGAATCAAAAGGATTATTGGTTGGCTCAGGATTGATAACATCAACTGGACCAAGTTGATTTAACGCTTCAAATTCATGTGCGGTTACTTGACCTCCTCCTGTTTCTGACCCGATTTTATCATTTGTTACAAATAAAAACATGATTTAATCCAATGGTTTTCTTAATCTTACATAGCAAGAAACATGAGGCAATCCAATTGTATTCAGTATAGCCTCATTCATTGATATTGGGCTTCCAACAGAAAAAACCTTACCGTTGATTGTTATTTCTTCGCAAACACCAAGATTGAATACTTCTGTGCTAAAATCTTGAACAATTCTTTCCAGTAGATTTGCCCAATCATAAACACGCCAATGAGGTTTGTGTTCAACAAATTTACCACCGAAAGGTGTTGTTAAATAACAAGTTCCACCCGGTTTCAATAAATCATAAATGTATCGCATGGCAATAACATCGTAATATTCATGCTTCCTGCCTTCTCCATAAGTATTCAAACCAAAATGTTCAATGGCAGAGACAATAACAGCAGCATCGAAAGTTCCTATGTTTTCACGAATGAAGTAAGATGGTAACCGACAGAAATCAGCAGTAATGTGATTATAGTTTAATTCTTGATCAGAATCTCTTAGATCAATGCCTGTAACGTGAAACCCACATTTAGCCATCATACTGGCAAGAGGACTGTGTTGAGATCCAATTTCAAGTATTTTCGAGCCTTTTGGTTCATCAAAATCAGCAAAAAATAATCCTACTTCTGGATCAAAAGTTTTATATTCTTGAATAATATGGTCAGGTATTTTCACAAATCCCACACTTTCAAACATATTGTGGCAAGAACACAACCGCCGGGAAAACTTGCAGAATAATATTTTTCGTTATTATATTCAGGCACACCAAAATAATTTAATATTTCTGCTGCCTCATTTTTTCTCATGTAAAAATCAAACTGATTTTCACCTTCTTCTATGATAAAATCAAAAGTTAAATAAAGCTCTCCGTCCTTCTTCAACATTCCTATCATGTTTTCAATACATTCAATTCTTTCACTACTACTCTGTATGTGTTCTAGAACAGATATGCAATAGATCTTATCAAATTTTTCTTCACTTCTATAATCTTGAATTTTAGAATTATAAAACTCAATGTTTTTGAAGCCAAGTCTTTCTGCTGATCTTATAGATTTGTCAAGATAGTCTTGATTCATGTCAATCGTGACTACTTTGGCGCATCTTTTGGCAACTGCATATTTGAAAACAGCATATGCTCCTCCAGCATCAAGGCAAACATCGCTTGGCTTCAAATTACTATGCATAATTGCCCAAGGATATTCGTATTGTCTGCTCCAGTGCAAACTTGTAAAGCTAGTTGGAACCTCAAAGTTTAGTGGAGCATTTTCATGTGGCTCTAAAATTGTGCATTCTGGGCATTGAATGTCATAGCTCATCAATTCACGAAGAATTGTTTCGTCAGGACAGCCATAAGTATAAGAAATATGTATTTTCACCAGCCACCTGTGTCTATTGATTCAAAACAAAGATCTTCATATCTTTTAATCATGTTGTCATAAGAAAACTGATTTGCCCATTCAATGCAGTTACTTGATTTAATTGTTGAAACAGCATCATCTTTGATAAGTTTTTCCATTTCTTCTTGACTGTTCACAAGGAATCCTGTTTCGCCATGCTTGATTGTTTCCTTGCAAGCACCATGATTCCATGCGATTACAGGCATACCGCATAGTTGAGCTTCAACTGGAGCAAGTCCAAATGGCTCACGGAAGTGTTTATTGGGGTGTAGGAGGGCTTTATTCGTATTGAACCATACGCTGCACTCATCACGGTTTTGATGCCCTACATACCTAAGATTGGGCGATACAGAGCATTTGGTCTTAATGCTGTTGAGAAGATCGGGTTCTCCTGTGATTCTGTCATCTCCGACTAGATCCAATCCAATTTTGCAAGTATTGGCCACATCAACAGCAATATGTGGACCCTTGATTGTGCTTATTCTGGCGAGGAAGAGATAACGGTCGTTTCTTGTTAATCCTGTGTTTTTATAAAAATTAACATCAACTCCGTTATAAGCGACACGGGATGCGACTTTCAGGTGTGCGGAGCAACCATCTGATTGGTCCTTGCTGATGCACACGAAGCATGGGAATGGGACGGATGGCGCTGTGCTGTACATAGTGTCTACAGGAGCGTGTAGAACTCCAAGGATTGGTTGTGGAAGCTTACCTTCCATTTTCAGGATGTAGCTCCATTTTTCCCAACTATGATCGATGATCACATCAAAGCTTGGTAGTTTGTTCCAATAACCGCTGTAGGCTTGTCCTTCTGGTTCATATTGTGTTGTTTCATGAATTTCGCAACTACTTGTTGATCCTCTTGGGGCAACAAGCATTACTTCATGACCTTTGGCTTTAAGACCTTCAGCTATCTGCCAAGCCAGCATTTCTAGTCCAGAATAGCCCTTTGGGGGGCAATGTAGGACTGTGCTGGATATGACACAGATTTTTAACTTTTTCATTGGAGTCGTTGGCAAGTATGTAAGTTTCATTAGGCTCTGATCTCCAATGGTTTGAATCCGCCAATTTCACTTTGTCCCAGTCCTGCATGTCGGCATTGCACACTGGTATCAACATAAATTTTGAATCCATGATTTCTGGCATGTTTGCAGAAAGTAAAGTCTTCGCTTGTTTTTTCAAGATGAGGAAGATCAGTTCTATCGCATCGCCATTCAAACCATTGGCAACGATTACTGAGTGGAGGTAATTGTTTGATAACATCACGATGTATGAGAAGGCATCCTGCTCCTACATAATCGACTTCCAGAAGGTCAGGAGCATTAAATTCTTGAATCCATTGAGGACCATTTTCTGATTCTCTCAACATTACAGGGGCAAGTGGTTCGTATCTTCTGTAGTACAAGCCACTTACGATTGGCTTCTTGTGTGACATTAGTTTTATGATTGCATCAGGAGGAGGAATAACATCATCGTCAAGGAAGAATAGCCATTCCCAGCCGAGTTCGAGTAGTTTTAGGCATCCTGTATTGCGAGCATGGTCATATGGCATTCCTTGGAGTGCTGTGACTGCACCGGGAATTTGAAGGTTTCTGAGTCCGAAAGCCCATGCAACTGGTGCATATTCTCTTGTTAAAATACAGCACAGGACACGATTCTGGTTGATAAGTTCCCATGATCCCGGCATAATTGATTCTCATTTGTTTTGACAATGGTGTCATTGACATTATAATGTAATAGATTTATTTTTTCAAATGAGGCTTAAAAATGAACGAGATTCAGTTGATGGATGAGCGTGTTGATAATGTCATGAAGCTTGTCAAGGAAATGGAATCTGCTTTTCTTGAAATTCAAATGCCTAGAACAGAATTTGTTCTAAATAAGTTTGTGGTTGGTCAACACGATCATGATACTCTTGCATATTCTCAATGTGTTTTGGAAATGCAAATCAAATATGATAATTTAAGGAGAGCAAAACTAGGTCGTCGCAGAATTGAAATTCAAATAAAAGAACTCGAAGACAAGGGAACCGAAATTGATCAAATTGATGCTGATCTG